CCGGCCGCCGCGAAAGCCCTTGCAAAGCTCGAACGGAAGACCCGCCTGCGCGCCCGCCTGAACGAGGGGCTGCGCTGGGGGCGGCTGTACGGCGGCGCTGCGGGGCTTATCCTGATCAAGGGACAGGAGGACCTGTCCAAACCTCTCGACCTCGGCATGATCTACCCCGGCAGCTTCCAGGGCCTGTACATCCTGGACCGGTGGCAGGGCATCACGCCCAATATGGGGCTGGTGTTCGACGGAGGGGAAGAGGTGCCGGAAAGTTATTCCATCACCGACGGACGCGGCCACACGGTGGCAACGGTGCATCACTCCAGGGTGGTTCGGTTCACCGGGCGCGATCTGCCCCGCATCGAACGCCAGACGGAGCTTTATTGGGGCGAATCTGAGGTCGAGGCCCTGTACCGGGATGTGGTGTCCCATGACAACGTATCGGCCAACATGGCCGCCCTGACCTTCCAGGCCAACGTCAACACAATGGAAGTCAAGGGACTGGAACAGCTGCTTTCCATCGGGTCGCCTCAGGTACAGCGGCGGTTCTGGCAGGTCATGCAGGCCCAGAGCGTGCTGCGGTCGAATTTCGCCACACAGGTGGTGGAGCAGGGGACCAAGCTCACCAATACGCAGTACAGCTTTGCGGGGCTAAAAGACGTCTATGAGAGCATGGCGCTGAACTTGTGCGGCGCGTCCCACTACCCCATGACCAAGCTGTTCGGGCGCTCTCCCGGAGGCCTCAACGCCACCGGCGAAAGCGACCTCACCAATTACTATGACTACATCGATTCCCAGCGGGAGGCAAAGCTGCGGCCTGTTCTGGAGCGGCTGCTGCCGGTGCTGTGTATGAGCGCCCTGGGCGGCATTCCGGCGGATATCGAGGTCGATTTTCCACCGCTCAAGACGCCGTCTCCCATCGAGATGGCGCAGATCGGTAAGACCAAAGCGGAAGCCATTGCGGCGGCTTATACAAACGGCCTGTTGAACGTGGACACCGCCCAGAAGGAGCTGAAAAAGCTGGAGGAAGAAACCGGGCTTTTCGGCTCCATAAGTGATGAGGAGATCGCCGCCAATGAAGGACGGAGTTATTCCGAAGCGGTAAGCTTGCATGATCCTCTGATCGGGTACGCGATAGAAGGTGACGTGAATGCCAACACTGAACCGGGCACCGAACGAGCAGGAGCTTGAAAAGCTCATCGCCTTGTTTCTGCGGGCCGAGACTGCGATTATAAACGAAATAGGAAGATTAAGGTCACAAGGATCCGCAGACTACCATGTAATTGCCAGCCTGGAGAGAGTTCAAGCGATATTGAGGCAGATGGAAAGCGACGCCTGGACCTATGTGCCCAAAGTCATTGAGAAACAATTTTACGTCTCGCACCCAGAGGCGCGGCGGGTGCCGGGGGAGAGCATCACCAAGCACATCCGGGCCTATAACAACGCCGCTGCCCTGACGGCGGAACAGCACGCCATCGTGGACCAGCTGGTGGCAAACCTGATGGGGGAGATTACCGACGCCTCGGTCACTGTCATGGCCACGGTGCAAAGCGCTCTGATCGGACGCATCGAGCCGGACGTATACCGCCGGGTCGGCCTGGAACAGGTGGCCCTGCGGCAGGCGACCGGGCAGGGGGTGTATAAGCAGCTGCCGGCTTTTGTGGAAGCCTTGCGCCAGGAGGGCGTCACCGCCTTTGTGGACAAGGCCGGCCGCCACTGGAGCCTGCACACCTATTGCAGCATGGTCAGCCGTACCACATCCCGCCAGGCGGAAGTGCTGGCGTCGCTTACGGCAGACCCGGAACAGGACCTTTACCGCATCACCCGCACCGGCACCACCTGCGCCCTGTGCGCCCCCTACGAGGGGCGGGTGTACTCCAAGAGCGGGACAAGCCCCGACTACCCTCCCCTGTCCGATGCTTTTGGCAAGCAGGACCCAAACGGCCCGAACACACTGACCAACACTTGGCTCAACATTCACCCAAATTGCAGGCACAGCCTCCAAAGCTACACGGAGGCCGGCCGCAGCGCCGAGGAAGTGCAGCAGATCAAGGACTTTTCAAGCCCTGCAAAGAACCCTTACAGCCGAGACCCGCGAACAGAGAAGCAGATCAGGGCATACCGAGCCAAGGAACAGGCCCGCGCCAAATGGCTTATGGAATATCGCACCTGGGAACGGTACCGCATGACGGTGGGCGACCCGGTGCCCAAGACCTTCGCCACCTTCCAGAAGCACCGCGCTGCGGATGATGAGAAATGGAAAACGTGGCGCAAGCTGTATAGAGAGGCAAACGCCGAATCAAGCGCCTGAACGGGCGCTTTTTTCATACACTCCCATACACTGAATCAACAGAAAGGATTGAATGCCGTGAAAAGCATTTACGTGTTTGAGAGCCATAACCAGTTCAAAATAGGAGTAGCCCAAAATGTAGATGCAAGGTTGCAGTCCCTTAGGACGGGGAACCCAAGTATTCAAGTACTATATGAGAGCGCCCCAGTGACTAACGCTTACAAGGTTGAAAGCATGATACACAGTCACTTCGCGGCTTATCTGATACGGTAGGGCGGGACACGTCCGAACCTATACGCCCACGGAGAGTATGTAAGCCTTGATTTTTTCAAGCGGCACTCGTTGAAATGGGAATCCCCCGGATTCATCCGTGGGGAGTGTCAACGCATACATAGCGAGTGGTTTTTCATTCCGCCTGAAGTTGATATCGTTAATGTGGTAAGTGGTTTTGTGGAACAATATGGGGTGCGAGAAGAAAGCCTGAAACCGGGAAGGGAAAACTTCCCGGAAAAATTGATGGAAAAACTTTTCGCTTCAATGACTAACGAGATGGATGCGCTAGACGCTGAACTCGATGAAATCAATATCGAAAATGAAAAGTTAAAGGATCGGTTGCGGGGCTGTGGCTGGGCTGACTTTGATATTCAAAAACTTGTCACTGAAGCAGAAATGAGTGTGTCTGCTAAATACGCCTGAAAGGAGGACACCCGATGGAAAGTTATCAAACGATGCTTGAAAAAGCTCTTGCGGATGAGATCGCCACCGTGCGCCTGTATCTGGCGTGCATGGCTGTTGCTCCGCCCGGGGATATCCCGGTGCTGCTGGAGATCAACGCGGACGAGACCGACCATGTGGCGAAAATCGCCGGGCTGCTGTCCAAACTGACCGGCAAACCCGTAGACTATGCGGCCATGATTGGAGGAGTTGCATAATGCCGGTTGCTTATTATGGCGCGCAGCTCTCCCCCAACATCGACAAGACCCCCGAAGGGTATCTGATTTGCCGCAATGTTCCCATCAACCGGACCGGCACACAGGACTACATGGCCGGAGAGCTGCAGCTTGACGGCGATCCTGAGCGCGTCGTCAAGGTTTACCGTCTCCCGGACGATGTGTTCACGCCGGCGGCTCTGGCCAGCTATGAGGGCAAAGACGTGACCAACGGACATCCCCCCGAAATGCTGACGGCGGAGAACCAGTCAGCCTATTCTAGGGGGCACGTTGAGCATGTCCGCCGGGAGGGAGACAACACCGTCGCCGACCTCATCATCAAGGATCCCGCGCTGGTGGCAGACGTCGAGAACGGCGTTTTGCGGGAGGTCTCGTGCGGTTATAACTGCCAGTTTGAACCGTACCTTGACGGTTACAAACAGACTCACATCATCGGCAATCATGTGGCCGTTGTACCGCGAGGGCGCGCCGGTCATGATGTTGCAATACACGACGCCGCCGCAAAGGCGGAGAAAGGAACCAACATGAACAAATTGGTACACGGCATCCTTACCGCCTTTGGCATGGCGGCCAAGGACGCGAGCCCGGAAGATATCCAGGCTATGGCGAATGTCGCAGGCGAAACCATTCAGGCCGTGCAGGACGCGGAACCCGCCTCTATGGCGCAGGACGCGGAACCCATGGCAGAAGAGCCGCCCGCACCGGCCGCCAAGGACGAAATGGTGGAGACGGCTCCCAAGGGCGACGACCTGGGCGCCAAGCTGGACCGCATCCTTGCGATGCTGGAGGCCAAGAGCCGGGGCGGCCATGGTGAGCACCCGCTGCACGATGAAGGCGACATCGACGCCGAGATCAAGCGTCTGCTTGGGGCGGAAGAGGACGGCAAGTCCATCACGATCCCGGTGGAGAACA